AATTGCCCACAAGTGGTGGTGCAGGTGTTGGCCCAATTAATTGGAAATTTGAATACAGGTTAGATGTCCTTGATGGATCATCACTGACAAAAACATTTAGGATGAAGTTCACAAACGGTGGTGCAGGTAGTGGTCAAGGCTCTGCAATTTTTGAACTCACAGATTCTTTTGATCAAATCGTTGATGGTTGGAATCATTATGCCTTTGTGAGAGGAGCGACAACTATTACAGGTAGCAAAATCATATATAATGGTTCATTGTTCATCAATGGACAAGAGAATGTTGTAAAAAAGACCGTAAATAGATCAGGACAGAGTCTTGTAAGTTATCTTATACCTTTGAAAAAAATATTGTTGAATGATACAACCATCAATGAACCAACAGACGGCAATTCTCTTTTTTCAGACAGTTGTTTCCAACAGTTCGTTATATACGGAACAAACTTTCCTGCAAAACTTAGATCAGACGACACTTTTAGGAATCTGGGCAGTGATGGCACAAGGGGAGGTGAATTCACAGCACCCGGTCTGCATTTGATGTTCAATCATCCATTCACAGATATCACAACATTTGATTCAACAGCATCATTGACACTGGATCAAACAGGGTCATTAGACACAACAAGTTATGACTGCTTTATATCAAGACCATAAGTTTAAGGATTCCATAAATAAAACTATTAATAGATCAAACATATGTTTGATATTACCAAAGGAGAAACCACATGGGTGCAAGTAATCATTTAGAAAATGAACTCTTAGATCATGTATTAGGAGAAGGTGCAAGAGATTATACTCCACCTAATCTTTACATTGCCTTGTTCGCAGGCACAGCCTCAAATGTATCAGCGGCTCTAGAAGCAGGCACAATGGCTGACTCAGGTGCAGGAAACTGGGGAGCATATGAAATTAACAATGGTGGATATGTAAGACAATCTATCAACTTTGCAACAGCATCAAGTGGATCAGCGGCATCTAACCTTACTGTAACATTTCCACAAGCAACTGGCAACTATGCCAATGCCATAGGTCAAGGTGGTTCAACTGTGAACTATGTTGCTATTGTAGATCAAGTATCAGATGGATCTTCAACTTCTAATGTTCTGTTTTACGGAGCATTAACAAATCCAAAAGAAATACTAAACGGCGACACATTATCTATCGCATCAGGATCACTGACTGTCAGCCTAGCATAACGGAGGTAACCAATGGCTGTTAAAGAAGCCTTTGAAGGTCAAATTGATTACAGTTGGGATGATTTTGGTGATTCAGAAAGATCATGGGACGACTGGTTTGCAGAAAAATGGGATCCAGGTGGATTAATACAAGTTGTATTTTCAAAATCTATACAAGGAACTTGGAGTTCAACATCAATTCCAGTAGCGACTTTTACTCAAACAACAAACGGAACTTGGTCATCGACAGCAACACCAACAGCAACTTTTTCCACAAGTATTTTTGGAACTTGGTCATCAACAGCAAATCCAAATCCAACATTCACAATAGTAGGCAATGCAATATACGGTAATGCGGCATTAGTTTCTGCAATACCAGGAGCATTCACTCCTGTTGTCAATGCTAGTTTTGATCCAGCGGCTCTGGTTTCATTAGTAGGTGGAACTTTTTCTGTTTCTTCAAATGCAAATACAGTATTCAATGCACCGGCACTTCTTCCGGCTGAATTCGCACAGGTAACGAATGCAAACTATGCCAATGCGGCTCTTGTCAGTGCGATTGATGCCTTTAACACGCAATTAACCACAGCAAGATATGTTTCTATCGCTGATCCATGGAATCTTGCCAAGGCATTACAAGAAAATAGATTATATAAATTAACAGCGGAAACACGACTAATAGAACTAAATCAAGAAACTCGTGTAAATAGTGTAAAACAAGAAACAAGGGTTGAATCAGTGATGCAAGAAACAAGAGTTTATAAAATTCCAAAACCTGAATTCATTGACAACACACAAATACCAAGAGTAAGAGGAAATTAAAAATGGCAAGCCTAACAGGATTTACAACAGGGATAAATGGAGCGGTCATAAGCAAAGACCCCGAAGCCAATTTAGTTTACGGTGTTGACTGGGGTGATTATCTAAACGCAGGAGACAACCTTACTTCTGCCACGGTAACAATACAATCAATCACAGGTGATTCATCTCCTCTGGCACATCCAACAGCGGCATCAACTGATGTTTCAATATCCAGCACACAGGTTAATATAAGATTGGAAGGCGGAACTGTGGGTAATCAATACACAGTGGACTGCAAAGTGGTCACAGCAAACGGTGACACAGACTCAAGAAGATTTAGAATTATCATAGAAAAGAAAAATTTATAATGGCTGAAACACCCAAACACTACAAACTGGACAGAGACTTAATTTTTAAGTTGGCAACACTTCATTGCACCTACAAAGAGATTGCAGAATGTGTTGGCACATCAGTGACAACTTTGGAAAAGAGATATTCAGGCATCATCAACAAAGGTAGATCAGAAGGTAAAAAAAGTTTAAGAAGAGCACAAATGGAAAAGGCATTACAGGGTGATGTGAGAATGCTTATATGGATGGGCAAACAATACCTAGATCAAAAAGATTCACCAGAAGACAATGAGAATACTGTTCCTTTACCATGGAACGAAGAAAAAGATTAATTCCCCTCTGCAAATGTTTTAAATACATTTGAAGCATGAAATTATCAGATCCACAAAAACAAGTAGCATACGACAATCATAGATTCCGTGTATTAGTGACTGGTCGGAGAGTGGGCAAAACAACTCTAGCAATCAGAGAACTTTGTTATACAGCAAGGATACCTGGTAAAGTTTGTTGGTATGTGGCACCATCCTATAGACAGGCAAAACAAATTGCTTGGGTAAAAATTAAAGAAATATTACAAGACCTTAGATGGATCAAAAAAATTAATGAAGCAGAACTTACAATATTTTTAAAAAATGGATCAAGGATATGTTTAAGGGGTGCTGACAATCCAGATTCATTAAGGGGTGTGGGTTTAGATCTAATATGTTTCGATGAAACATCAGACATACCAGAGACTGCTTGGACTTCTGTTTTAAGACCTACGATATCAGATACCAAAGGATCGGTGTGTTTCTTTGGAACACCCAAAGGTATGAATTGGTTCCACGACCTATATCAAAGAGGACAGAACAAAACAGAACAGGAATGGCGTAGTTGGTTGTTCACCACAGAACAAGGTGGTTGGGTAGATAAAGATGAGATAGAACAGGCCAAAAAAGATCTAGATTTAAAAACTTATAGACAGGAGTATCAAGCAACTTTTGAAACCTTTTCTGGAGTTATCTATTACGGATTTGATATGCAACACAATGTGAAACAATTTGATGTGCCTGAAACAGAAACAATATATCATATTGGTATGGACTTCAACTTGGATCCCATGGCGGCTGTTGTGTCTTACATCAAAGATGGCATCGTGCATATATTTGATGAGATACAGATATGGGGATCCAACACACAAGAAATGGTCAACGAAATACACGACAGATACAAGAACAAAAAGATAATGGTTTATCCTGATCCAGCATCAAGACAGAGACGGACTTCAGCAGGTGGCAAAACAGATCTATCTATTTTAACTAATGCGGGTCTTTCATGCAGAGTGCCTGGCAAACATATGGCAGTCAGAGACAGGATAAACTCCGTTAATTCTAAATTGTGTTCAGCGGCAGGTATACGAGGTATTGTAATACACCCAAAGTGTAAAAATCTATTAAATACACTTGCAAAACAATGTTATAAAGAAGGAACATCTTTGCCTGACAAAACACAAGGACTTGATCATATGAACGATGCACTAGGATATCTAATTTCATTTTTATATCCAATTACAAGAGATTTTACATCAACCACACCGCAAAGATTCACAGTAGGAGTTAGATAATGGCTACAGAAGATTTTATGATTAATCAACATCCAGATGATATGTATTATCACGCACAAGGATTACCAGTGCATGACGAATATGGAAATTATGTTGATCGATGGAAATATCTTATCCGTTCTTACTTGGGTGGTGCTCAATACAAAATAGGAAAATACCTAACTCGTTATGTGTATGAGACACAAGGTGAGTTCAACAATAGATTATCACAAACACCATTGGACAATCATTGCAAATCGGTTGTGCATATCTACAATTCATTCCTATACAGAAATGAACCAAGAAGAGATCTTGGATCAATGGAAGGCACACCAGAAATAGAGCGATTCTTTGAAGACTGCGATATGGAAGGCAGAACTTGGGAATCATTCATGAGAGATGTAAATGTAATGAGTTCCATATATGGTCATTGTTGTGTGTTGATAGATAGACCAGAAACGGTTGTTGGCACAAAAGCAGAAGAATTACAACAAGGCATAAGACCTTATGTTACACTATACACTCCAGAACAGATCATTGATTGGCATTGGAAAAGATTACCTTCAGGACATTACGAATTACAATATGTTAAATTTTTAGAACAAGAAGAAAGAACATACGAATCAGCACATTCATATCATTTGAGAACTTGGACCAAGGATGAAATAATTTTAGAAAGATATGAACCACAAAATAAAAATCCATTAACATTCTTAGAATCAAAACCAAATCCATTGGGCAAGATTCCTGCAGTATGGGTATATGCCGCAAGATCACCTATCAGAGGAATTGGTGTTTCAGACATCGGCGACATAGCGGATATGCAGAATGCGATGTTCCAAGAATATTCAGAAATAGAACAATTGATCAGATTAACAAATCATCCAACATTGGTTAAGACACCAGAGACAGAAGCATCAGCAGGTGCAGGTGCTATCATATCAATGCCCAATGAAACTGATCCAGGATTGAAACCTTATCTTCTTCAACCAAATGGTTCCAACCTTGATGCTATTCTAAAATCAATTGAGAAAAAAATTATAGCAATTGATAAAATGGCTCACTTGGGAGCAATAAGAAATCAAGAGACTCGTCAACTCTCAGGCGTTTCAATGCAATCAGAGTTTATTTTGTTAGATTCTAAACTTTGTGAAAAAGCAAAAAATTTACAACTTGCGGAAGAACAAATTTGGAGAATGTTTGCTCTATGGCAAGGCACAGCATTTGATGGATCCATCAAATATCCAATGGCATTCCATATCAGAGACAAGAATCTTGATATGGACATATTAAAGAAAGCCGCGGAAACACAGAGAGATAGTGCCACAGCATCACCAGAAGTCAAAGACATTATTGACACGAAAATAAAAGAAATACTTGCTAAAGATCAAGATGAGTTAGATGAAATGAATCAACCTAAACCAATGAACACCACAACAACACATCCACCAATGGAAAGTGTAAATGATATGATCAAACATATGAGAGAAATGGTATCACAAGGTTTTACTGATGAACAGATCAAACAACTACATCCTGAAATGGAAAAATTCTTTAGCAATGACCCACAACAAGAAATATAAATCACTTAAAGTTAAAATTTACGAATTAGAACAACTTGTAATGAAGTTGTCTAAAAAGATTTCTACGAACGAGGTGAAATGCCTTTTGTGGGATTGGGCAGGACGGTGGGCAAAAAAATTAAAAAGAAAGGAAAAATAATATGACAAAAAAAAGAGGCGGTAGAAGAGGTGGCGGTATGTCAAAATCTTCTAAAAGATCAACAAGATCAATGCCAATGAAGAAAAAGAAAAAAGGTGGAAGAAGAGGTTAATTGGACTGAATACTTCGCTTCCATCGTGAGCGTGTGTCCATGGTCAAAAGCATATTGGTCAAAACAAAAGATTGATGTGTGTGACTGGACAGGAGAGATAAAACCGCTTGGCTCTTTTGTAGCAAGGATGTATATCCACAAGAGAGCCAGTGGTAGGAGATTAAAAAAAATGATGTGGAGGATGAATGAGGGTAGACCCAATGAGGAATGGTTGTATTCACATCCACAGTATGGAGGACATTCAACACCAGTTGGAGTGCTCATACAACAGGACTTAGAAACACTAACTAAAGCAAGAAAAGGAAATAAAAATGAATCCAAATCTAGTGCATAAGCATCTGTTGGTAAGAGCAGAAGTCAATTCTCCACCTTTGGCAAATTATGGAGAAGACAAACTTAATCAGCAAATAAAAGATCTTGTAAAAAAAATTAACATGAACATACTGTCAGGCCCACACTCTGCGTGGGGCGACAATGAAGGCAATGAAGGTTGGAGTTCTGTTGCCATCATAGATACAAGTTCCGTTACATTCCACAGTTGGACAGATGGTATCATACAATTAGATGTGTATTCATGCAAAGAATTTGCAATTAAAAATGTGTGGGATTGGTTATCTCAATTTGATATTGAAAAATTAGATTACAAATACATTGACAGAGACCAAGGATTCAAAACAATTGACGATAACAGTTTCTCATGGTGGGATTCAAAATACTACAACACAAAAAACAAAATTACAGAAACATACGAAGACAAAATTAAAAGGTTAAAGGCAAAGGATCCTTTTATATACAAATAATGATTGAGGTAGATCTAGATGGCAGGTATAAAGACACGCAAAGGACAACAGACTATCCACACACGCTAT